TAAACGCCCTTGACCTTCGTACGCACCGGAACGGGATACATTGGTGTGGTCCAGAAGTGGATTGTATCCGCCACGGAACTCCGATAGACCCATAGTAGGTACAGCGGCTCCGCCCACATAACGCTCATACGCCCCGCCACGCACCTCACTCACACCCATTGTAGGGGTCGCACCGGTACCGGGAGTTTCGTGTCGCCGCTGAATCTCCAGAGCACGACTGTCCGCCATAGATAGGCGTGGTGTGCGGCTTGAGCGGACAACATCGGAACCGCCCTTCATAACCATATTACCGTTTGATGGTCTAATCGGATTGTATCGCTCATTCTCCTCCTCAATCGCACGGTTTCTGGATAATGCTAAACCGGGTCTTACACGGGTTTTTAACATACTGCGGGGAGGGAGCATCGTATATTTAAGGTTTCTATTTAAAAACGGCTGATTTAAGAACCTATTTTATTTGCGTTTTATTTAGCCTAAGGGTCCCCCCTCTGAAAACGATTTAGGGGAAATCCCGGAAATCCGGGGGGATTGGGGTTTCGGGGCAACATTTTCTATATTTCGCATCCTCGTGGAAAAAGTCTGGAAAAAACCCCTAACCCCCCGAACTCCCGGGATTTTATATTTTTCGTTTTGGAAGGGTCCCCCCTTAGTCCATTTTGTATTTTTCTAATAAACGCTCTGCTTCTTCTTTTCGGCGGCAACAAACGACTCCAGCATAGCCTTGGACCGCTCCTCCGCCTTCTTCTTGGTCCAATCCGTGCTTGACCCATCAACCTTGTTGCCCACAGTGGCTGAGTCAATCACCGCCCACGCCCACTGTGCCCGTGAGCCGACCATATTCTTTGTGATTTTGATGGACCAGCGGTTTGTGATATCTGAGGGCGTCTTCTCCTCCGCCTCCTCCTCATCGTCCTCCTTCTCCTCAGCCTCCTCCTCCTCATCATCCGCCTCCTCCTCCTCATCGTCCGCCTCCTCCTTCTCCTCAGCCTCCTCCTCATCGTCCGACTCCTCCTCCTCATCGTCCAACTGCTCCTCCATAACCGGGACCTTTGGCACGCAAGCCGGGCACCGCCCTTGGTCTTCAAGGCAGACATTACAGCAGTTCGTGCCGCAGTCCTCAGAGCAGCCCCAGATTTGCTCCTCTGGGTGGTATGTCTGACAGACCCCGCAGATGATGTTGCCCATCTCCTCTTGCTTGTCGTGAATCTCCAGCGTCCGCACCAGTGCCGCCTTGTGCTCCGCCTCCGCCCGCAGCAACTCGTCATAGCGAACCTTGGGAATCCACACGTTCTCCGGAACCTTGCCCTTGGTCCCCAGAAACCGCTTGGCTGGCTCAATGATATCGTTGCTGGGCTTTGCCGCCTTTGCCTTGGCGGGCTTCTCAGCCGCCGCCGCCGCACCCTTCGGCACAAACGGCACCTTGTTGTCCCGCTTGTTCTTGAAGAAGCCCCACCAGCCGCCGTCCGACTTCTGGAAATCCCCCGCAGAAATCCGCTGGATAATCTCCGTCCCGTCGCAGAGCGTGTGCTTGACGGGCTTGTACTTGCCGTCGTCCGCAAGCAACTCCGAAACGGCGACGAAGGTGGTCCCCTTCTTCTCCGCCGCCCACGCATAGGTAATCTTGTCTCCGGTGCTTGGCATTTTTGCTTGAATGCTTTGAATCTTCTTTGGATTCGCCCCGAGACTTAAAGAAAGGTTCAAACTGATTTCAATTTTTTGATGTTTCTTGTTAAGCCTCCTCAGCCTTGTGTGTAATCATAAAATGATTAAGCACAAAGAAATCCGCTTTTTTGTTTAGCGGTGATTCACAAGCCCACTATCAGTGCTGATAGACTTCTGCTGCGTTTGAACTGATAAGACGCTCCCAGATAAGTCTATGGTACTATGATAGTTTAACTTGCTACAGAAAGCACAGATATTTTCTACGGCGTTATGCCGGCAGAGCACCACCGGGGGCAGCGATGACAAAACCGGGATTTTCTTCAGAGCCGGGGCTTTTTGTGTAAATGTAGGGATATGAATAATATCACTCATTTATACTTGGTTGAGTTTTTAATATGCTACAATGTGCCACATAAATGTAGGGCTGGCAGCACCATTTGTCCACTGTACTTGAAATACACCGGGACCCCTTGACCTTATCCACCAACTGCCGACATCTTGTATTGGCGTCACCATAATTACAGATGTATTAGTTACGCCGGGGACAGTAATCGCACCAAAACTACCGCCAGCAGCATCAATGGTTGCTGTACCAGATGAAAAGCCTTCGGGGACTGCTACACCGGTTGCGGTGACAACTGAAGGGATATTCAGTGGCTTGTTAAGAGCAAACAGACCTCCAGCGGCTGTTGTTGTGCCGGGGGGCAAGGCACCCTCAAAAGATAGTTCGCCGTTCCTAGCATTATCCCTAAACTGAATGGTAGAAGAATTAATACTGGTAAATAAGTTTATGGTATTCTCAGCGACACCGACTTGTCCGTCCGTAAAACTGGCAATAACGGCACCGGCTTGGTTAGTCTGAGTGACTCTCAGAGAACTGGGGTTTACCAAATCACCCATACTAATTATCCCAGCACCAAGCCCAGTAGTCTCTGGAAATAGAGCACCAACCTTTATGGGTCTGGAAAAAGCAAACTCACCAAGACCCAACTGTGCCCCGCCGTTAAAAGTAATTTCACCTTGAACACCATTATCTCTCACGGCAATGGTCGTATCTGCTTGGTCTGTAAAAAAACCAATAGAGTTCTCAGTCACGCCAGAATTGCCATCGGTAAAAAAAGCGGTGCGTACGCCACCACCCAGAGGCTGAGTAACCGTAAGAGTGCCATTTACATTTGCTCCACCGCCGGTCACAAGAGCACCCTGAAGAACCGTGGGAGCGGCACCGGGTTTGCCACCGGGTGCGTTTAGAGATGCGTTTGCTCCAAGCAGTTGTGTAGCCATCTGTTATACCTATTAAAAACATTTTTTATTAGGTTTAACATAAAAGTTCTAAAAAAGACTTTACATTAGCCGGGACTGAATGCCCTTGCGACCGCCGGACATACCACCGGCACTCATAGCACCACCCGTGCTCTTACCAGCACCAACTGCCGGGGCTGAGGGAGCCATCACAGAGCGTGCCTTAGACATTGCGTTTGCCAGAGCACCGCCGATGCCGGCACCTACCCACCGCTGGAGCATAGAGGTGGTGCCCTCCGGGGCAAGAGGTGCCGAAATGATGTCCTGCTCAGACAGCACACCCTTAATAATTCTGCTGGAACCACGAATGGACTCAAAGAAGCCACTGTTTGCGGTAATTACAAATAGACGGGGAGTCTGGGGGTTAGAAGAGGTGTTCTTTACAGTGAGACTGAACTGGAATGTGAAGTTACCTACAAGGGAGGGGGCTTGCCCCGTCTGTAGGGTCACATCCTGAGAAGGCTTCAGCACCAGCAGCGAGCCTTGTGTGGGTACGGCACCGCCGCCGTAGGCACCATTGACGGAGGCGTTGGGGGCGGCACGGACACCGTGTGCTTGCCCGGACCAAGTGGCATAGTCCATATCAAGACCGTTCTTCACACTCATTGCGTATAACTGCTCTGTGGTCACGCTGGAGAGCAGACCGGAGAAGTTGTCAAAATTTACAGTTAGGGGGTTATTTACACCATCAAGACGGCTTGCGATAGGCATACGGAAGTCAGCATCATAAGACTGAGGGAAGGGCAAGGGGGTACCCAAGCCATCAACGCCATAAGAAGAGTTAGAAGGCAGAGCATAGATGATAAAAAGGTCGGGAATCTGAGGCAGTGTGATGGTCTGAGAAATCAACTGCTGGGTGGCACCGGGCTGGATGGCAGAGCCGGAGTACTGTGTGATATAACGTGGGAACTCCATATAGGGCACCACGCTCTTGGGTGGCAGTGGCACATCTAAACTGGGGGTCAAAAAAGTCACATTCAACTGAGAGTTAGAATAGGGGTTAGACAGATTGTTGTTGTATGCTATGCTGCCGACGGCAACATTGCGACCATAAGCCGGGCAACTGCGAATTACACGGTTAGGTGTCTGTAAGTTCATAATCAACTGAATGTTGTTAATGCCAAACAAGCCGGTGTCCCATTCGTGGCAGTCGCTAAAGACGAAGGGGGACAGCACGATTTTCTCAGTGGAAGTCCATCTGAAATAGACGGTAAAAGCAGCGTTGTTGTTTGCGGTCCAAGCAGCAAGGGTAGCAGCAGAAACAACGGGCTGGTTATCCACAAAGTCATAGAGCAGAGCACCGCCGGCACCGGACACTGGGGCAGAGCCGTCGGCAAGGGTGTACTGAAGACCGGGGAATGAGCCGTTGGGTACCTCAGCATAGTCGCAAGAGTTCTCATAGCCGGCAAGGGGGTTATTCACGGCACCCGCAGCATCGTTATAGTTCTGGTACTTGTCAAGCATAGTGGGGCAAGTACGCTGTAGGCGGTTCTTCTTGTAATCGGTCAGACGAAGAACCTCCTTCAGCACATCATTAGAGTTGATAACAGCCGTGGTGTCGTTAATGGTGGCAGATAGCGTGGAGCAAAGGGAGTTCAGAGGGAAGGCACAAAGGGAGAAATCACGCCCAGCAACAACAAGGCTCTGACCTACAACCGGGGCTTGGCTGAAAGTGACATCAAACCTCATCGCCACAGTGGAAGACCACTCCATACCCCTATCTACAAAAACGTTCTCTGACGGGACGTATATGTTATAAGTGTGCTGGGAAGCCGTGGCACTGATGGCGTTAAAAGGGGAGTTGGTCAGACTGAGGGCACCCTTATAGACCGCATAACGGGGGCGGGTCTGGACGATGCGTGAGTCAAAGACTGCGAGTTTCTCAATGTCTGCGGACATCTGTTATACCTATTAAAAACATTTTTTAATGGGTAATACACAAAATTATCTGCCGCAGAAGCCGGGCTAATAGCCGGCGTCCTTTTGAGCCCCAGACTGGGAATGGGCGGATTTCTTTCTAAACATAAACTTCAGACTCACATTGGACTGGTTGTAAAGGGGTACCGGATAGAGGCTATTGTCAAGCCGGCTACGCCAATAAATCTGAACATCAATGTTTCTAATCTCAGTATTTGCTGTGAAATCAGCCAGACGGTACTCCGCCGTGGGGGCATAATAGATAAAGCCCCTATAGTCAATGGCACCCTTATCACCCAGCGGTAGAATGATATCTGTGATGATGGGCTCAAAGGCGGACCGTACTGTGGGAGCACTAAATCCCAGATTGTTTGAGCCAAGGTCAATAGGGGGACCGCCAGACTCGTTCTGAATCGGTAGCAGCGTACTGGTAAATACCAGTGCTTGGATGGGCGACCACAGACTGTCTGTGCTGATAGCCTCTTGCGTTGCTACCCAGTAGGGTTTCTGAAGGTATAGCGGTGTGATTGCTGAATAGGGCAACTGTCTGAAGTCAAGAACATTTGTATAGTCCTTGTTTGGGAACAGAATCTCATTCGTGTAGCCGGGGAAGCCGGGCTTGCCAGCACCAAAGCCGGGGATTACCAGTGAGTTCCAGTATGTGTTCGGGAAGTTAGCAAACAGACCGAAAAGATTAGTATTCATAAACAGCCTACACACTGGTGGCGTCTGAGGTGTGCCAGTGCCGGGAGGTGGTGGGGCTGGAACCGGAACGAAGGTCTGAATACGCTCACCGTAGGCATCAGAATCCGCTATGATGCTGAATAAGCCCGTGGCGGTGTCGTACTTCACCTTTGGTGGAATAATAGTCTCAGCAAAATCGCCCAGTGTGGCGTATGGGAATGTTGCCCCAATAGGGGCGTTAAGCAGCCAATCGTTATAGAACTCCACATAGGTCTGGGCGACTGCCGATAATGGGTCCAATGTGGGAGGCTGAGAGGCTTGCGATGGGTCGTAAATAGTCTTATTAACAAGCCCTACTACGTGTTCGTAGGTGGATGAGTGATAATAGTATGTGCTGATATCTTGCGTCTGACCCAGAGTGGGGCTTGTCAGAATCCAGTAGGGTTTGCCGATGTTAGGGTCATTCAGCGGTAATGGCGGTGATGTGGCAATTGAGCCGGAGCCGGGGGTCTGAGGGTTCAGCGGGCTATTAGGCACAACACAGACATAATAAGGTGCTGTGCCAGTGTTGTTTAGAGTGACTCCCAGAGTGACAATCTGACCGGGTGTATAAGAATTAGTAGCACCATCGTACAAGCCCACATAATTAGGTGAGGCAAGTGAGCGGGGCAACGGGGCAATCACACTATTTCTGTTCTCCGGCTCCCACAGCATAAATGTGGGCGGGGGTGTGATGTTAAACGGAACCGTCACTATAGTACCGCCACCAACATTTATATCCCAAGTCTGCTGGTATGTTATCGCCACACTGTACGATGTCAGATTTACATTAGTCTGCCCCGTCCCGGTCTGAATGTCGGGGATAAAAAGAGGCAAGTCCAAGCCCGGTCCAGCCATAGAAAACCTCACAATAGAAAAGAAGTAATCAGATGAGTTTTTAATAAGGTATGTATCACGGGTCTCGTTGAAGGTGATAGGCGGGTCTTTTACCGCTTCACCAGCCGCTAAATCATTAGCATTGTTGTTAATGATAGATACGTTATAGTAAAGATAGTCGGGCTCTTCGCTTGAACCTCCAGTTCGGCTAATAGAAGTCTGTCTGGAATACATTCTATATAACTGACAGTTATTTTTTTAAGATTTCGTATGTTTTGGCAACAACAAAGTCGTCGCCCGATAAGCCCGTTTTCTTTATAGCATCATAGTACTTCTGTAGTGGAAACGATGAGAACAAACAGCGTACAACGCAATGACGCCCGCAAGTATTTACACGGCTTTTATCTTGCTGAAAACTGTGTGTGTT